TCTGCGATTTGCAAAACCCCCACCTCAAAACGCCAAATCAGCCCCCACCTCCAGGTACTCGATACCTTTCTCTGTGTGCCCGTCCTGATAGTGTTTGGTCGCGCGGCTTTGGTGATGGATGGCATGACCTGGAAGGGGCGCAAGACCAGCAGCGAACAGGCTTTGTCCTGGCCACGCCGGGAAGTGCATCTGGATGGCGAGAACAAAGCCGCCAACTATTTGCCTGCGCGTATCCAGTACGGGCAGATGGCCTTGGCGGCCGAAATTCACGCCGACGATATTGACCCAATCGACAAACGCAAAGGGGCCGTGACATTGGAGCGTGTCGAGGGGGCCGTGACACGCGAGTACGCAACGATCCCGAACACCAGCAAGCGGTTATTGCCTGCGGCGCCTGATCGGCCCAGTGCGACGCAGTTTGCGGACTACTTGCTGCAACGAGGATTGTTTTCTGTAAAGGTATAAACAGATGATGGCATTCGTAGTGGCCAGTACTAAAAGTTACTAGTAGAAGTTACTTTGAGTGCTTTAGTATGCTCCTCTCAAAAAGGGAGTGATGCATGTTACCTAATCCAAAAAGCAGTAATTTTCGCTCGGCTCTACGTAATGCGCGCAAGGATGCAGGGCTCACATTGACTGAGTTGGCTGATGCTGCAGGCATATCCAATGTTATGCCTGGACGCTACGAGCGAGGCGAATCTCAGCCTACGATGGGCACTTGGCAAGAGTTGAACAAAGCTCTGTTTGAGGTCGATGACGAGGAAGTTGAGGCAGAAGCGAAAAAGCAGGAAATCGGCGAATCACTTTCCGACTCGTCTATTGAGCAGATACTTGAAGAGCTAAAAAGCCGCGGATTCAGCACGGTTAACCTTTCCTACAGCTGATTCGTTGACCCAGCCCCGCTATCTAGTGGGGTTTTCTATCTCAGGTGCCACCATGACTTTCTATGACGAAATGGCCATGATGGCTCTGGAGATGATCACCGAGTTCGGCCAGTCGATACTTGTCGGTAATGTCCTTCCCGGCGAGTACGATCCCGAAACCGGAACGTCAGATCCTGACATTATCACTGAGCAAACTGCCCAAGGCATCCTGCTCGACTTCACTGGCCAGGAATTCCAGAACAACAGCCTCATCAAGCAAGGCGACAAGAAGCTCAAGATTGCTGCGCAGGGGCTTGAGTGGGTGCCTGACCTGCTGAGCAAGATGTCAATTCAAGGCCGCACCTGGTCAATCGTTCCTCCGCTCAAAGAGATCAACCCTGCCGGGACACCGATCCTCTATGAATTGCAGGTGCGATCATGAGCAATCATTACGCAGGCAAGAGCGGCAGTTTCTCAGCTCAAATCCGGGCCTTCGCGGATCGAGCGAAAGATGCCATTGATATGACGATGCGCGACATCATCATCAACATAGGTAACAGCGTTATCACGATGTCACCTGTGGGCACTCCTGATGTCTGGAAGATTAACAAGATCAGTCGCGAGTACAACCAGGCCGTCGCGGAACACAACGAAAACCTGCGCCAAAATCCGCAAAACTTCGACAAACGTGGCTATCTCAAGCGCGGCTTAAAGCTCAATGACGGCATGGGCATACGTGCGCCGCAGGGCTGTGTGGGCGGGCGCTTTCGCGGCAACTGGATGTTCAGTGTCGGATCACCTGACACCTCCACGGTGGATCAGGTAGACCCCCGGTGGTAGCCGTTCCATGGCACGTATCGTCAATGGTGCCCTGGAGTTCAATGCAGGGGAGACGGCTTACATCACCAACTCACTGCCTTATGCCATCCCCTTGGAGTACGGGCATTCAACCCAGGCACCGAGCGGTATGGTTCGGATCACCCTGGGCAACTTTCAAAAGATTGTTGAAGAGGCCATCAGGAAGAACCAGGTATGAGCCATAAGATTGTTCGCGCACTGTTTGAGGCCCGGCTGGCAGCTTGGGCAAAGCTGCAGAAGCCTGTACTGCGCATTGCCTATCAAAATGTGGTGTTCAAGCCTGCTGACGGCGAAACCTACCTGCGGGCTTTCTTGATACCTGCTCACACGGGGAGCGACGACCTCGCTGGCGAGCATCGGGTTTATACCGGTCTGTTTCAAATCACCATCGTCACACCTGCCGGAATGGGTTCCGGTGCGGGCGAAGGGTTGGCAGATGACCTGTCTGCTTTGTTTGCCCTCAATGATCGATTAACCCGGGGTGACTTCACGGTATTGGTGATGACCCCGGTCGAGCCTGGTCCCGAGCAACAAGAAGACACCGGCTGTGCGTTGCCTGTGTCGTTTCAGTACCGTGCCGACACGACTTGATCAGTACTTAGGATTTGGCGCGGCGGCTTCTGAACCACTTCACTAAATACCAAGGCGCGGCCAGTATCAGAACAAGAATCGCCGCCAGGGGCAGAGAGTCAACCCAGAGGGACGCTAGAAGCCTGGATTCGATCAACCAACCTTGTGCACTATTCGGATCGGTTTGGGCGTAGGCCGACAGCAGTGCAATCACTGAGGTGATTATCGCGAACCAAATGGCGCTACGAACTTGCTCTCGATTCATATGTGTTTGATTCCCGGAGTGGCATTAAGTAAGGCGCGCGATCCTATCAACCAGCCGTCATCCGGTCGATGGCTCTATTTGCCAATCCACTGACTTCATCCTAATACGCCCATACCCGAAAGAGTGCTGCGGGCTGCTGCTGGCCATCGGGCGCAAGCAGCAGTACTTCCCGTGCCGGAACATTGCCAGCGAGCCGAATGAAGAGTTTCGTCTCGATCCAGAAGACTACGCAGCAGCGGAAGACCTGGGCGAGGTGATCGGCATTGTTCACTCACACCCGGATGCCACCAGCCGGCCGTCTCCGCATGATCTGGCGATGTGCGAGGCTACGGCGTTGCCATGGCACATCCTGAGTTGGCCTGAAGGCGACTTGCGCACTATTACACCGACCGGAAACACGCCGCTGCTTAAGCGTCCGTTTGTTCACGGCGCGTGGGATTGCTGGCAGGTCTGTGCGGATTGGTACAAGCGCGAGTGGGGGCTGGAGTTTGAAGCTTTTAGACGGGAGGACGGCTGGTGGGAGAGTGCTGGCAACACCAGTTTGTACGAAGCCAATTACGAGGAGGCAGGTTTTGTGCGGGGCGACCAGCCACGGCGTGGTGACCTGATCGTTATGGCGATTGGGCGAACGGTTCACCCGAATCATGCTGGGATTTATCTCGGTGATGATCCGGAGCTGCCTGGAGAAGAATCAGGGGTGTTCGGGCCGGGGCCGTTTTTGTTGCATCACCTGTACGGCAGGCCGTCAGAGGTGATCGTTTATGGCGGCCCTTGGCTGGATCGGACGCAGCTGATCCTCAGGCACACAGATGCAAAATAACTAAAATGACGAGGCTTACCCGCAGGAGATCAACATGCACCAACTTAAAACTCAAATGACGAGTACTGGAGCGCTTGTGGTTACCGGTATTGGTACTGGAATTGAAACCAGTCAGCTTTTGATTTCAGCTGATAGATTTTCGATCAAGAGTGTTGAGCAATTTCTGGCAACAGAGAAAGCCGACCTGTTGGAGCGTCGACTTGCACGGATTGAGAGCAAATTAGGGTTTAGTCCTTTGGGTGATCGCTGAAAAATTCCGAGATCCTCTTGGGGTTCGGACGAACAGGACTGTTCTTGGGCATCGCCTCCGCCACGCGCAATGCAAAGACTCTTGCAGTCTCGAGGCCTTCTTTTCCTTGAGAAGCGGACAATTGATGAACAAGTCCGGAAATTACGCAATTGAGATTTTGTAGGTCTGAGCCATGCGCGTTGACGGCGTCGATCAGTTTCTGACTCAGTTCGCTTTGTTCCATTTTGCCTCCTTGGTAATCCGCGCCGAAATTAGCGCAACCCCAGTCCGTGGGCTTGCAGGCAAAAGACTGGGGAATTCTGTTGCGTAAGTGCTGGAGGCTACTACTACAGGCAACGGGGTGTTACTGAGGATTCGTACATGCTGCAACCATTTGCTAATCTATAGGCAATCTGCGTACACTTTACGCCAATGAAAACAGTCTTCTTTGAAACCACAAGCTTCACCGCCACGGTAGGTGATTACCTGACTGACGATGAATACCGGCAGCTTCAGGTAGAGATGCAGGCGAACCCGGCCGCAGGCGATGTAATGCCGCGCACGGGTGGATTCCGAAAGCTACGCTGGCAAGACGCCCGCAGAGGAAAGGGCAAGCGTGGCGGGTTGCGGGTCATCTATTACTGGCTGCTGGATGATGGTCAGTTCTGGATGTTCGCAATTTACGACAAGGATGAGCTTGAAAACCTGACCGCTGATCAGGAGAAAGCGCTGAAGGCGGCCATTGGTGCAGAATTGAAACAACGAGGTGGGAAATGAAAAAGCGCGATCTGTTTGCCGAGCTGATGCAAGGCGTGAACGAGATGGGCGAACATCGCGAAGGGAAGATCACCCTTCGCCAGTACGAAGTGGAGGCGATGCCGGCCCCCGAGGTGACTGCTGCCGAGATCGTTTCTCTGCGTGAAAAATTGCACATGTCCCAGCCAGTGTTTGCCCGGCAGATCAGAACCAGCCCGGACACACTGAAAAATTGGGAGCAGTCGAAGTCAAAGCCGAATGCCCAGGCAGCACTACTGATCAAGTTGGTCCAGCGCTTCCCTGATATGGTTGATCGCCTCAACGCTGTTTAA